GTCTCACTGTCAAGGGTTCAGCACGATGAGCCTACGTCCCTCTTTAACTACACTTCCTTTGTCTTATGAAGCCGCGGATTTTAAGCCGCCTCACCAAGAAGTATTCTTCACAAGCTAGTAGGGATGCCCCAACCTGTTACGGTGGCTACCTTTATCCGCATTCGCAGATAACCCTCACGGGCAATATGGTAATCGCTTGCGGAGCAGAGACCTATGACTATGCTTCTGATAGTTTTTCCTTCTTGTCCGTAGTTGACAGCGGCTCGTGCGAGCCGACCTCTACCTCTCCCGCCAGGAACTCCTCATAAGTAGGTAACTTTCCCCTCATCGGAATGAGAAGAGGAAACCCACGTTCATTTTGTACCAAACGCTGCATAAAAATTTTTGCGCCACCCACATTCTTAGAAAGAACGCCCGACTCGCCACCGTACAGGTACGGCTTAAAGTCGGGACAATCAATCTTAGTGGAAGATATGGCTAGATGGTAATTCAATGCAGCGCGTGTGGCTGAGAAGACCTGATAACCTGTCCTCCATTTCCACGCGGCCAGCTCGGCCAAGTTGTCCTTCTTTTCTTCGTCGTCTAACAAACTAGGGTCAACATACTCGCAGGCGAGTGTTAACCCGTTGTCTATCTTTAAACTCGGAATTTTCCGGTTACTTGGCCCCTGACGAAGGCCGAACTTCTTTGTCGCTCTGTACGCCAATGGGCCTCGAAAACCCAAATCGTGCGTAGTCAGACCTAAGGGTCTAATTTTTCCTATGTTCCAGCTGAACCAAGCCATGGCCGCTCGATAGCGGAGTGACCCCTTGAGACCAGCAATAAAATCATCAAAACCTTTCGAGAGAGTGTCAAGAGACTCAGACTCACGTAACATTCCCATACGCACGGTCGCAACCACACGATAAAAGGCGCCGAAGCGTCTGCAAAGTGTGGAATTGAGCGAGCCGTAAGCCGGCGAAACGGAAGTCTTAGTCTTCTCTACTTCCAACGACAAACGAGAAACTGTCTCCATCCAGTGCGCACTGAAGTGCGGACCGGAACGGAAAAGTATATCGTCGCCGTTGATCAAACATGGAAAGTTCGAATTGTCAATCCCAACTGAATCGCCTGCATACAAGAAAGCGATTCTGTTCTGCAGACAAAGCAGCGGGAAAGACAAAAAGGACCCCATCATTTGACCTCTCGAAGGAGAAAAATCTTCTATGTGGTGCTCAAGGTTGTACAAGACGGGACGCAAGATTTTCATGGCGTATGCTTTCATCGAACCCGGCACAGAGACCGTGGTCCTAAGCAATTCGTCAAGAATCGCCTCGGCAACCTCTATGGAGAGATTGTCGGTGGCACTCTTGTAGTCCCCTGATGTCAAGGTTTCGCCTTCGACATAAGAAAAACCAGCGCGCTGTAGAACGTCAGTTGTAAAATCGCCACGACAGAGCCATTTCTCACGCGATAAACGACCATAGATCGCTTTGTGAAGTGGTCTCAAGTGTATCGCGTCCGCAGAGAACTTGCTAAGTGGGCGAGGCTTGCCGGCACTTTGAACGACAGTCAGGGCCGACTCAATACTCAAAGGACGGGTTGCCCCGTCTAAACAAGTACTGAGGAAATCTGATTGTCTAAATCGTCCTTTCCAGTTCTGAGGATCGGAGACGTAACCGTGCAAGCCGCCTGCGCTGCGGCGATTTTCCAAACATGCTGACAAAGAAGGATCGGTGTTCATCACACATGATTCGTAGAGTCCGGAGTCCCACCCGTGAGGGAACAGGCTCCGAACGACTCGACGCGCAAATGTGACATAACCCCGAGGAAGGGAGGGAGGTGGAGACTTGAAATGGGCAGCGACGGACGAAAGCAGAGGGGCTTCCATACACCGGCATGACGCCGGTTGTAGCTTCTTGATTGAATTCCACGCAAATTCTGCTTCTTGTTCCGCGGAAGGACAAGATTGCAGATAGCGCTTCGTTTCCCTAGACAGGTCGACACAGTTATCCGAAGTTGGCTCGAATTTCGGTGCCTCGCTGTTGTAGAGGTATTTCCAAGTAGCTACCGCTTTCCAAATTGTCTCACAGAGACGGGAACGGTAAGCTCGACAAGAACGCCGAGTAGCGTACGCTTCAGTAAACTCTGACATAAATCCTTACGGTTGTCAAAGGCAGGCTGGAAACGCTTAAGGTCTAATGCAGA